TATTGCTACTGCTTGATCTTTGTCTTTGCCTTCATCGATAAGCATCGGAATACAGCGCTTCAAAAAATCTTCCTTGCTTTCGTCTTTGCCCGGCTTCGGCTTTTGCTCGGCATCTTCAACCGCAATATCAGCGGCTTCTTTGATTTCTTCCGGCATGACTATTTCTTCATCATGCCAATCTTCAATGCTTTTCTTGATTGTTTCGGTTTTAAGCACGCCTTTCTGTATAGCCAAAGACAATGCTTCCGGATTGGCCGGGACAGGCACAGCACTATATTCAAGCAATTCCCATTTTTTATATATGCGGCGTGGCTTCTTTTCGCCATCTCCGTCTTCGGTTTCTTTAGGCATAAAACCTACGCTGAATGCCTTTAAAAACCCATCTTTATAAAGTTGGAATATCTCCTGCGCAAATTCAGTGTTGGCGAATTTCACTTTGCTGATGATGCCGCCATCATCGCGCCTAATCCAGATTGCCTTGCCTATCGGCGGAGATTGATAATCGTGCGCCCACAATACAACAGGATTTTTCCTGAAATTAGAAACATCTATGCCTTCAGGATCTAAAACTTCATTCATCCTGTCGCGCGTGCCTGTTGAAACATACGCGGTTATTGTTTGTTCTTTTTCGTCAATGCCTTTGATTTCACTTGTAAAAACTTTGCGCATTCTATCCATAATCACTCCTTTTTTAATAATAAATTAACTCCCCTTCTATTTTTAAATTTAGCCAAATCGAATATTCTATTTTGATTATTATATTCAATTTTAGTTCTTCCAAATTTTTTTGCTTGTGGTTGTAAAACAGGTAGTTGTAAAACTATATCGGCAATTTCCTTTTTTATTTTTAAATAGGGGTAAATTTGTATTAAAAAATTTCGCGCTTGTTCACTAACTATTTGCCATCTATGAATAGGTCGCCAATTAGGTTTAAATGCTCCTTTAGATAAATAAACACAACCAACTCCTGTAATTTCTTTAATCCAAAATAATACATCTGAATAACTATTAGTAATTATTATTCTAATCTTAAAATCGTAATTCCAAATACTTGCTTGTGATTTATTTTTATCAATACCGATACAGCCCTCTCCGTCTAATAAACCTGCAATATACGCTTTTTGAGTTTCTGTTAAATTCTTCATTCTTTCTTCTTTACTGGAAGGATGGTGCATCTACATTGAACCAAATCTTCCACTGGCGCGCCCGAACTCCTGTCGCCGGGATATAATAAATGCGAACCTAAACCAGTTGTAAATGTTTCACCGACACCCACAACTTGCCCATCTATCTGATGGCTTTCGCGCACCCGTTCATCACGCGCAGTCAGCCATTCTTTGGCTTCAAATCCCGCTTCCTGATAAGCCCTCAATTGCCCATCATTGGTTGCGCCTATAATCTCTGTCCGGGCAATCCTCACGCTCCTGAAATCCCTGCTGAAATTAAATATGTTGTCAATGCGCTTGGATATATCTGTTATGCTTTCGCCTTTTTCAATGCCTTTGGTTAATTCATCCCGTATTAAATCAGCGGTTGATTGGTTTATTTTCTCTGCAAAAAATATGCTTCTGGCATTTACCGCCCTTATGATATTCGGCTCAAACAAATTAAAATCAATCGAGCTGTTAGTATCCTGCATGCCTAAATTCAATCCCGCCACATAAGCATTGCGCACATTAAAAATAGACCTATTTTTCAATTTTGTATTCGCTTCCTGCATGTTGAACAAGATATAAGCCGCCAAATCCTTTGTGATAGCATTATTAATTGATTTATATTTATTCAGATTGCGCATTACCTCGCCATGCTGATCTTCAAAATACCTGCGCATCACTTCGCTGAACAACCTTTCCTGCGGAGTGGTAATCATGATAAATGTCTGCCATTTATGATCGCGCTTTTTATTGATTATAGATTTTTCTTCTTCCGGCTGCGGTGGCAGATTACCATATAAATCCGGTTTAGGTTGGCCTGCCGGATTTAAATTGAAAGGTATCAAAGGCACAGAAGTTTCAGGCAAATTGTAGGAATCAAGGCCTTCCTTCTCGCGTTCTTCATCAATCGATGAAAAACCGCTTTGGATATTAGTTTGCTTCTCGCGCAACCTGTATTCAACATCTTGCGGCACAGGGCTATCAAATTTACATATTAAGCCCGTATCATAAAGCGGCAATAATTGTTCGTTGATTTTTTCTTCGATTAAAATTAATCTTGGCAGGATAGTTTCTTTCTGGTAGGTATAATCATTGGCATCCGCGTTGGCGCGGTTGACATCTTCCACGAGGCCGAGTTTCGATGCCGGAACTCCGAACATGGCCAAAATCTCATCTCTGACTTCTCTGGATACATCTTCAAACTTCGCATCTTTCAAGGTTGAACCTGTCTGTTGGTATTTCAGGCCGCCTTCAAGGATAGCAATCTTCCCGGCATTCTCGCTGCCTTTGTATTTCCTGTTCCATTCATCGCGCAGGCGCTGATATCCGTCTTTGTTCAAACTATCTTCAGAATATAAAACTCCGCTAGGCGTAGCATTGTTCAAAAAGAAATTTATGCCCCATTTCTTGATTTCAGTATTCAAATCTATACCATAAGCGGCCGCCAACAACGGACTTGAACCATAAAACAAATTAAAAGGCGATGGAAACTTGAAATGCACAATATCTTCTTCGGCAAATGGGATATCCCTGCCCACTCCCGGCACGCGCGCAACATAACCCGCGATAAACTCTTTGGGATCTGGTATGATTTTCATCCAATTAGCAGGTATATTATAAATCATGCTTGGTATCCCCAAAGTCCCGCGCGGGATAAACCAATACGCGTTGCCGGTAAGTTCAAGGAATATCTGCGTAATTGAAATCAATTCAAATTTATTGCTGAAAGGATTAACAGTCTTTAATAAATCTAAAAATGGATGTTCAAGGATTTCATCGGGTTGTTCTCCGGGTTTATTAGTCTTGAATAATCTCAAATTGCATTTGGCCACGCTAAAGGCATTTTTATTGGCACAGGCATATGCCCATGACTTGTAATTCTGAACCATCAAATTAAAGTCTTGCGGCTGCGGCGCTCCGTATTGCTTCTCATAGCCGAAAGTATGGACAAAAGGCAACTTGTCTTTGTTTTGCTGCTCCTGTTGCTTAACTTTTATAAACCTTGCTAATAAATCCCTGATGGCCATATTTTTTCCTTTCAATGCCCACTATTGATCTCTTTCTTTAAATAAATTTAAATACATTTAAATAAATAGTAATAGTATCTGTTAATAACCTGTGGATAACTTTAGCAAAATTGTTGTAAATAGTTAAAAACAAATATCTTATCCCTGTGGATAACCTGTGGATAAGTATGTTAATATCTTGTGGATAACCTATTAATAACCTGTTAATAGTTAGAAACCTCATAGCCACCTTATTTGCGGAACTTTGCTTTTCATCAATTTCTCCAAAGCATACCGCGCACAATCCGGCCAGTGATCGCTGCCTTCCGCAGGTATAGGTAATATCTCGTTGGTGATTTTGTCTTGCTTCCATTTATAATTACTGAAATTATCAATAGCACCTTTGCATCGAGGATGGATGATAATTTCCTCAAAGCCACGCAAGAATTGTATTCCATCTTCCACGCTGCCTTTGCCTTTTTCAGCGCCTACGATATTAAAACCCTTCTGGCGCATAAAACTAATCGTGTCAGGCCTTTCGCTATCAGCTATAATTTGCCATTTCCTGCTTTCCGGGACAGTATCAAACGCGGCTTCCAATTCATTGATTTCAATGCCGACAGCATAAAACTCATAATCAATATAAAGCCGCTTATCTTTGATGAACATCCTGCCCAAAACAACAGGATCGTTGCTGAAGCCCCAATCTGCGCCGAACTTGAATTCAGCATCAGCCGGTGTTTCAAATGCTTCAACCCGGTATTTATTGGCCAGAATGCAGGCCGCGCCATAGCGCTTGACCTGCCCGCCCCAAACATGCAGGAATTTTTCGTAATCAATGCGCTTATCGTATTCCATTTCCCGGCGCAGAACTTCAGGAAAATAATAATTATCTTCGTAGGTTAAGAATGCCGATATGCAGTCAGGCGGCGGGTTTTTAATAAATCTTTTATAAACTGCGGAGTTTTCGCTTTCGGGATTGAATGATATCCAGATTTCAGAGTTTTCTTTGCGGATTGTGGGTATTAAAATAGTCCAACTTTCTTCGCTTATGCGTTCTGCTTCTTCGCACCAGACTATATCAACGCCTTCCATTGATTTTATTTCCGCTATGTTATGGCTTAATCCCTTAAATATAAACTCGCTGCCGATCCTTGACTGTATGCTATCGCGCTGCACTACAAAATAATCGTCAAAACCTAAAGCAGTAATTCTATCTGATAACAACCTATGCACACTA